TTTGGGTGTTCTTTATGTTATGTACCGATCGAAGATGGTGAGAGAGATGTATGGGGGACGCATGATGGAACCAACGTGCCAAATGCCTTCTTCCGATAACCCAATGGGCAATGTGTTAATCACAGATTACACGGATGCACCAAATCGTTTGGAAGCGTGTTATTACCCAACTGTGAAGCCATTTGTTCAACACCACCTCGATAATCGCGTTCCATATGATGCAGGTCGTTCTCGATCAGCTCTCCCAGCATTTCAGCGAAACGCATACGCTCGCCAGTTTGTGAGTACCCCAGTCTCTAATATTCCAGGCGATCAAACAAAGTTTGCGGAATGGTGCTACGGTGCCAAGGGTAGTGCGATGTGCAAAACACACCCAGGCGCGTGCAATCCAAATGCTCGTGGTGTTCAACTTGAAGCATTCGGCGGTCTCGATTCTGCGGGTGACATTCGCGGTGGAATGTTTGGCGGTGGTAATGGACCAGCTTAGATAATAAATATTCTTAGTTACTAATAAATGGCGTACCAACTTCAGCCTGGTTTATCGATTGTCCAAAATACTGGCGCGCTCCCATCTGTCAGAGCTACAGATGAAGTTTTTGTGTACCCTCAGCCCAGCTCACTTAACTGTGGCAGTTGCCGTCCAAACACGATGTTGTACGGTACCGCCCCATACATGGCTGGCAAGGGTTCACCAGCGAACTTTATTGATATAAGCGATCAACTCAGACCTCAAAGCACCACTAAGTTTGGCAAGAACATTGTTCAAACGCACGAACGTAATTTGTTCCCACTCATGAATACGGAATGTAAGGTTCCACTCCGAACCATGACGTACGAACCAACGAGTACCCGAGCTGAACTCCAGAACGGACTCTTCCAACAAAGATACGGTAATAAAAATGTTAATAAGAAATAAGAATGGCTGACCCTATTTCAGTTATCGCGGTTGCCGGATTAATTTATGCTGGTCGCACCCTAAGTGATAAATCTAAACCACCCCAAGTTGCACCCCGAGTTGTTGAACCCGGTCAGGACATTGGGTTGTCTCAAGAGCCCATGATTTACACAGAGTCCATGTTTGAATCCCGTGTCCAAGTTCCAGCGAAGAGAGAAGTCGAGAGTTTTGCTGATATTGGTGTACAACATAGAACGGGTGGTCAGGAGGTGTTATCTATGCGAGACCGTATGTACGATCAAGGTCGCATGAACAACTTGTCCCCAATTGAAAAACAGATGGTTGGTCCAGGTTTGGGTGTTGGTCCAAACGTACCAGCTGTCGGTGGTTACCAGCAAATGTTACGAATAAATCCAATCAATGTCGGTGAACACAGGCTAACGACACTCCCAGGGCGAACCGGTCCAGCGATGGATATCACCGGTGGTCGTTCAGCGGTTGTTGGTCAATTGACCCACAATATGCCCGAAAAGACTGCCTTCTTACCATCTCGCCTTCCAATGATGGCGGGTCGCGCACAGGGTATGTCAGGCGCCGTTCCCAGACAAAGTCACCAGAAAACGATGCGAACAACGAATCGTTCGGAAACTGGACATCGCGCAGATGGTTTGGGTTTCAGTGGTGCGAAGCGTCACATTTCAGCGCAATCGGTCTCCCAAGACCCAACTCGTTTCAAGGGTGATCGCAACGATGAACAATACATGTACAATAACCAACCAGCCCCAGGTATTCATAGTTTCCATGGTGCTTATGTGAACAGCGCGGCCGCTCAAGTGACAACCAAGAATAACGAGGAGTTGATGAAGTATGGTTTCCGCCCAGAAGATCGTAGAGGTAAGGCGAACCGTATGGGTAACCCAGGTCGTATGAATGTCGCTCAAACACGTGGTCATCTCACAACTGTGCGATCGGATACTACACGCATCGATGGTCGTGTGAACGCCGCAAATGGTGCTTGGTCTCAACAGTATCAACAAAAGCCATTCCACCAGTTCAACGCGTACAAGGGCAATGAAAATCCAAACTCCAGATCATTGGATATCGCAAAGAGACAACTCCAGAACAACCCATTGGCACACAGCCTTTCGTAAATATACCATTTCGACCATAGACAAAAACAATCATTAAAATTATATACCCTAATTTTAATGAAGGTTCATACCCTTGATATTGATAGTAGTGAGCGTGATCCAATCATACACCCATACGCGAACAACTATGTTGTTACTTTAAGTAATCCAATTTATGACGTAACAACAATTAAGTTGATTTCTGCGCACATCCCAACACCCCAACTTCTTGTAAATACAACGAATAAAGTGTTTAGTGTGGATGGTGTGGATGTCACACTTGATGAGACGAATTATTCATCTGGGACTGATTTGGCGGCGGACCTTGATATTAAGTTGTCACCCCCAACATCAAATGTTGATTTGGTGACATTTGATGGTGATCGAAACGTTCTTATATTTTCGAATACGTCAGCTGGTACGCACGACTTTACGTTTGAATTCTATTCGGGAACACGTGGATACCTGAGTAATACATTACCGGTAACAACGCCACATCAAATTATTGGGTTTGATTCAAATAACCAAACATCAACGAGTAATGTTCTCACATCAGGAGCTATCAACTTGAATGGACCAAACTCCCTCGTTCTCAAACTTACAGCGGGGTCCGACAATTTTACGAAATCTGTGTATACCATGTCGCCATTCTACACGGGTCATATTCTTCTCAACGGGTCACAGTTCATAAATTACAATGGGTCCGATGACCCAGTTGTACACGAATTTCACACCGGGCCACAAAAACACATTCGAGATATTAGGGTCGAGTTTTTCTATACGAGTCATGGGCGTTTGATACCATACGATTTCAGAAATCAAGATCACATATTGAAGTTTGAAATCACATGTTCTACGGATAAATTAAAGGGGTTGCCTAAAGTACCCCTTGAGGTGGTACACAAGGAACTACCACCGCCTGTAAGCATTCCTGAGTTTGAGAATCCTTATAGATGGAATGAGTATATAACTATATTTATTATAGTTCTGGTTGGTTTACTATTGTTGTATATACGACGACCAAATTATCGGGTAATCGCGAACACTGGTTGAGCTGGCTTGGACACACGGGTAGAGATACGCGCGATGGTCAAGTAGACAACGATAGACAACAACGTCGTCAAGATCGCGGTGAGCAAGTATTGGCTGCCACCGTTCTTTGGCACCTTAATGAGCTGACCAATGATCCAGCGGACGAGGTCCATCCAGGAAAGGGCCGCGGCGAAGGAGAAGCCAGCGACAATCGCGTTGAGAGATTGGGTTTCCAATTCTTGGGTGACAAGGTTCACAGTTTTGACCGCGGTGTCCATTGTAAGTTTTATATAGTATGTAAAGAAAAATTATTCGGGTAATAATTCTTCCTCATGGATCCTCTTGTATTGTTTTCGTCTGATGATTTTTGATTTTGTAAATATTTGTTCATCCTCCTCTTCACTGGAAGAACCGTCCTCGGAGCTACTCTCAGTATCGTCCCCTGATACTTTGAATGTCTTATATTCCGAAATTGTCCATCCCTCTAGATCAGATGTGCCCATTACTATTAATAGCATTTTTTAACATCTCTTCTACCGGACTTTGTGGGACCCAGCTGCCCCAATTTTCATACGATTCATTCATCTTCTGGAAGATAGGATCTTCACCTGCGTATGGCTCAAATGGTGGACACTCGGATTCATCCACATCTTCCAGAATATCATCTTCGTCTGAGGAATCTTCATCATATATCTCTGGAAAGAGTGATCCTGTGTTTCTACCAACGGTGTGCATGGCACAGTACTTGATCGCGTATTCCATATCTTTTCCAAGGACTGTATCTCGGCCACATGCTTTTGCATATTGTGATGCGAGTACCATACTCTGTTCAAGAACTGGCGTTAAAATACCAATAAGTGCATTTGTTTGGGCTTCTTCGTAAAGCCCAGATGATTCTCCGAATCCCGTTTTCATCATTGTACTATTAATGATTAAAAATTGTCTTGGCAATTCCCTCACGTACTCGAAGGATGTTATAACTGAGCGCGTATACACGAGCTTGTCTTGAGGATGTTGTACATGGGGTTAGACTTAGGTTAAGAATTTGCTCTTTTATGACACTAAAGTTCAGTTGTCCGGTTGGATACCATTTTTCCGGTTCGCATGCGAAACTGTACGAATAGAATCGACGGATAAGTTGAGTCTTTGAATGATGAATGGCACCTTGTGCGGCTTTTAAAAAGACATAGTCCCCCGTATCCCGTGAAATGACTTCCTCACCATCAAGAGTGAGTGATAAGTAATCCAAGTTTTCATACAGTATAAACTTATTGTCTACAATTGCCAGTGTATTATCATAATCAAATGGAGTCACAAATCCATCTTTACGTTGAATAACAAAATACAATTCCTTGACTGGGTTTACAAATGATAATTTGAATTGACCTCCCTGAACATTTTGTGGAATATCAAAAACATTCTGCTGTATCTGGGTGATGATAAAGTCCCTTTTTGCATGCTTTGTTTTGACTCGTTCACACGTATCGAGGAACACACACTCTGCACATAATGAAAGACTTTCAATTTTAGGTGTATACGTCAACGGTTTATATGTTCCATCACTTGTGTCGACAATCAAGTCGGTGTAATTTCTCAATTTAATGTGTACTTCGACTTCCTGTTTTGTTATAGCACAGAGTGGTATAGAAAGTTCTGGATTGTTATAAAAGTAAAATGGTACGTCAATGAAATACTCTTGAGATGTTGTCGCTTTTCCCAAAAAACCTATGATACTTGGGTTTGAGACTCGGGTGGCTGACGTTCGGAATGAATATTTTCCAATTAACTTTTCTAAAGTCTTTTGCTTGGTTTGAGTGACGTTGTGTTCTGAATATATCTGAAGATAGTCACTTGTGATGCGTTGAACGATTACATCACCTATCACGAGATCTACGTGTTCAATGAGTGCGTGTCCAATCGACTCGATATACCCAACATCATAGGAACTGTCAAGCTTTGGCAATTTCACACTGAGTGCTACATTCCTTAAAAGGTCAGCCTGATTCTGTGATATTGTAAACTTTATAGTCTTTCCAAAGTCAGCTTCATTTTCTGGATCTAAAAATACATGTTCGACTGAAAAGTTTGAATGTTTTTTAAAACTTTCCAAGAAATGTGTATAATCTGGATCAATCGTAAAGAACCTGTCTTGGGGTCCAGATGTTTCAAGCTGAATACGACCAGCCATTACTACTATAAGAGTCTAAAATTTTAAACCAGCTAAACCACTTCTAAAACAAAGTACATTGTAGTTGACAGCGTATACACGTGTGACATTCGGATATGAACTTTGTGCTGGTTCTATTTCAACTGTAAGTAATTTATGGGCAATACGACTCATATTCACTTGCCCAGTTGGGTAATGAACTTGGGGATTCATTGAGAAACTATACATTGCGAAGTCTGATTTCAATTGCACAATACCTAGATGAGGTGCGAGCGTATTCAAAACAATCGGTGAATTGGTGTGATGTCGTAACGATTGTGCATACACCAGGGGTTTGTTGTCGAGATTAAATACAATTTTATCATTAAAACGGAGTTCCAAGTTCTTGATCGTTGTATATTCATTTGGACAATTGAATGTGGCATTAAAATCATCTGGGCGAGATGTGAAGAACATTTCTTTCACTGGGTGTTTAAAGTTCAACATAACTGACTTTGTAGTCTCACCAGGTTTCATCACAAACTGGGACATCTGGAGTTGTGTAATAACATGCTCGATTGGGCGTGACATGAAGTATGCACGCTCGTCGCCTGTGACGTATACAAACTCTGTATCGAGTGATAACTTGCGTATGGCACCTACAACATTTGGGGGTGCGCCACCAAAAATAAGTTCATTCAGTGGACGGGTTTTAATTCGAACTTCCACCTGTTGTTTCGTAAGAGCGCACGTGGGTATAGCCAATGTTGGGTTACGATAAAAGTAGAATGGGAGATCTATATAGTAATCATAATCACCAGTATACGTCAAAAAGTTTCCATGACCATTCATAAAATACAATGACTGTGTAACATCATCGTTTGTATTGTATAGTTGTTGATGTATGTAAATATACTCACCCGTGAGTCGTTCAATCACCTGACCACCTATAACAAGTTCAGCATATTCAATGAGATGTGAACATATAGATGGTGTCCAGTAGACGTCATTGGTACCAGGCGTGTCAGGTGTTGGATCAGCTAATGTAATCTTCACCGTCATATTCTTTATGAGATCACCCTTGTCACTTGGAATTGATGTCTTGATGATTTTATCGAAATCTATATCACCATCAAACTGGGTTTCGAAATAATCAATCGCAAACTTTGTATGTCTCTTGAAATTCATCAGGAAATACGAAAATTGTGGATCACCTGTGAGCCATTGGTCTTGGACCCCAGTCGTGGCAAGTCTTAAACGACCTGACATTCCTTCTACTTTATGTGAGTAAAATTTTATGAAATAAAACGGGACACTACAATAGAATGAATCTTCAACTGAAGAAATTCAATCCCGAGAAGATATCGGATGATAGAGTGTGTGTATTTATTGGCAAACGAAACACTGGTAAATCAACATTGGTAAAGGATATCATGTACCACAAGAAACATCTTCCAGCTGGTATAGTTCTCTCAGGAACGGAGGAGGGGAATCACTTTTATTCCGAATTTATCCCCGATCTTTTTGTTTATGGCGACTACGACAGAGACGCTATAGAACGGGTTATGGCGAGACAACGGAAATTGGTTGGCGAAGGTAAGTCAAATTGTGGGGCATTCATGTTACTTGATGATTGTATGTATGATAACAAGTTCCTCAAGGACACATGCATCAGGCAGTGTTTTATGAATGGACGGCACTGGAAGATCTTTTTCATGTTGACGATGCAGTACTGTATGGATCTTCCACCAGCACTCAGAGCAAATATAGATTACGTGTTCCTACTCAGAGAGAACATTCTCCAGAATAGGGAAAAGTTGTATAAATCTTTCTTTGGTATCTTTCCAAGCTTTGATATGTTTAACAAAGTGATGGATGCGTGCACAGAAAACTACGAATGCCTCGTGTTAGATAATACCGTGAAATCTAACAGGATACAGGATTGTGTATTCTGGTACAAAGCGTCTATACGCAAGAACTTTAGAGTTGGGGGTCCGGATCTATGGAGACTTCACAACAAGATGTACAACCCCAAACACATGCAACAGAGAGAGGATGACGCAAAGAAGGCTACGAAGAAAACTGCGCTCAAAATTACAAAGACGAAATAACAAATAAGAACTCCGTGACCTTATTTGAACGATTTTTTAAGTTTCGACTTCCCTTATAGCAACTATAGTCTATTTCAATTTTTTCATGTGTGTAGGGTTTTAGGATTTCCTCCCATTGTTCTGGGGTGATGAAGCCTTCATTGTTGTAGGATACTAGGGTATATTTAGCCTTTTGTGTCGCTATACGCAAGGTACGTTCCATAGCTTCTCTAATTTTGTTCTTGTAATTGTACTGACTTTTATTCCAATCTCCAGGGATACCTGATACTTTTGAAAGTGTATGAGGTCTCTCGTTCGTACATA